CGAAATGATCGTCTTACTACGCCTTGCTTATCAAGAAGGCCAACAAGCAGGTACTAATCATGACTGACACAACCGTTCTGCTTCAACCTGTAGGCATCGTCCACACCCCTAAAAATGTAGATGAACTACAAAACTACATCGCCAAGTTCCACGGTGGGGAAGCAATAGCTGCCTTCACCTGTGCCTGGATGGCCTGGAACTTAGCAGCAAAACTCACCAACCCAGAAGGAAAATCAGCTGATGGATAATTATCATGGAGAAAGTTTTTTAGATGATTTTGTACGGTTTCTAAATAAACGCGTCGACTGCCGCCTTGAAACTATGCTGACGGAAGACGATCGTACCGCGAACCACGAAGATCGTACCGCGGAGCTCGAATCAAAGATCGAAGAGCTTGAGTCTCAGATCGACTATTACTCTGACCACGAAGACCGTATCAGCGAGCTAGAAGACACAAGTTGGCCAGCCATCGACCGTTCTCAATTGATCAAAGACTTAACCGCAATCGTCGACCGCAGGGTTCACGAGCTCGCATCGCGTGGGCGCTTACGTATCTACGTTGCATCCTCCGACCCTAACACCGTGGAGAACGTATCATGAGCCGTATGCCATGTAGCATTACCGACGGGCCGCAGTACGACGATGACGAACTGTTCCCGCCAAAACCCGAACCAAACCCCGATGACGAATATGACAGGATGGTAGAAGAAGAGATGTTCGAAAATGAGTAAGCTCATATTTACAACACAACTAGCACTACTTGTGCTCTTCATCTTTACCATCTTTAAATTATATTTGTTGAACTAATAAATTAGCAGTAGTACTATTTCGCTCTTACTAGGAGAGTATGATGAGTATCAACGAAGCAACCCCTCAAGATTGGAACCGCGTACGTCAACAACACCCCGCCATAGAAAAGACAGGCACAAACAAGACAGGCTTAGAAGCCTGGATGCAAGAAGCCCATGAAGAAGAGTACGTTGATCCGTACGATATCCAATACGACCCAGTAGGTAAGCCTAAGCACTACAACTCAGGAAATATAGAGTGTATTACAGCTATTGAAGAGTCCATGTCCAGTCATGCATTCAAAGGCTACCTAAAGGGCAACTGTTTAAAATATTTGTGGCGCTATGACTACAAAGGCAAGCAGGTAGAAGACCTACAAAAAGCAGGTTGGTATCTAAACCGGCTGACCGTAATGGTCACAAAAGAAAATGAGTAACCGCTTCACAGATATCGAAGCAGCTGTAGAAGAAGGTCATTTCATACAAACCAAGCTAAGTAAAACCGCTTACTTAGCTTGTGACCTCCAACGCAACTTGTATGTCTTTACCCATGAAGAATACAAGGCTTTCAAAAAGAAACTTGATGTTATCGACATATTCCACCCAGGAGGGCGCTATGGACACCAAAGATTACTTTCAAGCAATACCTGATTTAAACGAAGACATGATCAGCCCCGAGTTCCACACCTACACCACCGTGTGGATGAAGTCTCGTATGCCAGAAGCCTATAAAGAGCTCAAAGCCCGCTTCAAGTCTATTGAAGGCGAGATATACGCCCAGCACGAATCTAATGGAGCAGACTTTTAATGCTGGTAACCCTCGACTTTGAGACATACTTCGACACCAAAGTGTCTCTAACTAAGCTGACCACCATGGACTACGTCCGACACGAGAAGTTCAAAGTGTGGGGCGTTGGCATCAAGATAGATCATGAAGAAACAGAATGGTTCGGTGAAGATGAAGCTGAAGCGGCCATTTTAGCCATAAATTGGCCGGAAGCTGTGGCAATCTGCCACAACACGCCATTCGATGGTTATATTTTAACCAGATACTACGGTGTCACACCCAAGTTCTACGTAGATACCGCAGCTATGGCGCGAGCATTAGCGCCTGGGCAATCAGCCAGGCTAAAAGACTGTGCTGTACGTGCATTCCCTGATGATGAGTCAATGCGTAAAGGTGATGAGCTAATCGACGCCAAAGGCATCTATGATCTAGATCCTGAAACAGAAGAAGCGTTAGCAGGCTACTGTATACAAGACGTCAATCTTACCTACGCGCTGTACAGAAAGATGATCAATGAAATGCCTTTAACTGAACTCGAGCTGATCGATATGACCTGTCGCATGTTCTGTGAGCCAAAGCTAATCGTGGACCGCGAAGCACTAATCGCGTTCCGTGATGCGCAAATCACAGCTAGCGAATCAGCAATAAAAGCCGCCGGTATAGATCGCAAAGTACTAAGTTCGAACCAACAGTTTGCGCAGTACATAAAAGATATGGGGCTTGTACCGCCCACAAAGGTCAGCCCGACAACAGGTAAAAACATACCGGCCCTGGGTAAAAACGACAAAGCGTTTACTCAAATGCAACGTATGTATCCCGAACATCAACATATATGGGATGCCAGAAAGGCAGTAAAAAGCCGCATCAACGAGACCAGGGCTCAACGATTCATCGATGCAACGCATGATGACGGCACTATCTCTGTACCTCTGCGTTACTACGCAGCTCACACTGGACGATTCGGTGGCACCGAAAAAATCAACATGCAGAACATGCCTCGCAACTCTCCGCTTCGCAAAGCACTCTGTGCGCCAGAAGGGCAGCTCGTATTCGTAGCTGACTTGTCTAACATCGAAGCGCGGATGCTAGCGTGGCTTGCTGATGAAGATGACCTGCTCGAACAGTTCCGAGCGGGTGACGACATCTACAGCAACTTAGCTACACAGATCTACGGTAGGCCAATTAACAAACACAACGACCCAACTGAACGATTCGTCGGCAAGACGGCTGTGCTCGGTCTCGGATATGGCATGGGAGCGCCTAAGTTCCAGTCAACGTTAGAAGCTGGAGCAATGGGTCCACCCATGAAGTTCACCACCGACGAAGCCTATAACGTAGTAAATACATACCGCAGTACATACTCAGGTGTGCAATTGCTCTGGCAAAAGCTGGAACTCAAGCTAGCTAACACAATTAACCCCAACTACGAAGAAGACTGGCACGGTCTGTATTTTCACCAGGGCAAGATACACCTGCCTAACGGACTCGCACTGCATTACAACAACCTTCGATTCGAAGGCGGCAAGCTAACCTATGACTCACGCACCACCGAGTCTACCTGGGGCGGGCGCATCACAGAGAACGTGGTTCAAGCGTTATCCAGGATTATTGTCACCGATGCGATGCTGCGCATTCAAGCTGACAAGACTTTACAAGCAGAAGTTGTACTTACTGTGCATGATGAGATCGTTTTAATTAGCCAAGCTAATAACCCTGATGCTACAATGGATAAACTAATCGCACACATGTGCAAACCGCCAGGTTGGGCTCTTAACATCCCACTCGATGCTGAAGGCGGATATGACGTTAGCTACAGCAAGTGATTTATGCCACGACTAGTACTGACAAGAAAGATCAACGAGAAAGTCATCCTTCATGATGATGACGGCGTTCTTGCGGAAGTAAAAGTATCAAAAGTTGACAGGAATCAAGTCCGCCTTACATTTGAAGCGGATGACACGGTCAGGATTGACCGACAGGAAGTTTTCGACAAAAACGCTCCTACAAAATAAATATTAGCCGTGCTAATATGACCGCTCTGTAGGAGGAGCTATGCAACTTACTTTTTTAGAAGCCGCCAATGGACAGCGGCTGAGTAAACGACACTGTCCTAAAAACGGATTCACTCCGTACCCACACGTAAAAAACGTTACATCTCACGACATAGAAGTGCCTTTAAATGGAGCAGGACTCTCCATTTTAGAAAACCTTATCCGAGAGCACGGCCAACAAGGCCACTGTCTTCTCAAAGGTAACCTAAAAAGATCAATAGAAAATGAATCTCGCGCAGGCAAAACCGATCGTATCGGTTATTCCAACCTGCTCGTGCTTGATATTGATGGCATTATTTTACCAGGTCACACCAACCCGAAAGCGTTTACTGACAAAGATGTCAGTACATTAGCGAAAGCTGTTATGCGCGAGCTACCCCCTGAAGTGCAGGACTGCAGCTTTATCGCGCAAGCATCAGCTAGCCTTGGGCTCAAAGGTGACAAAGTTTCTCTACACATATTTATTCTGTTGACACACGCCATGCCTGCTAAGGCTATGAAGTTGTGGCTGCAGAGCTGTAATTTTGAGTCTCAGCTGTTTTCATCGCAGCTCGAACTGTCTAGTAACGGACACTCACTAAAGTATCCGTTAGACACAAGCGTAGCTGACAACTCAAAGCTCATCTTCATTGCTCCTCCTACCTTTGAAGACGGAACCCACGATCCGTTCAGTTCCTCCGCTGAGCGGATCGTGCGTGTTTCCGGTATCACGGAGACGCTTGATCTTGCAAAACTCATGGGCGACATCAGCCCAGAAGTTGTGCATCAGAAAAGCAATGAGCACAAAAACAAGCTACGTACACAGCGCGGCTTCAAAGCAAAGAAAGAACGACTGACTATCGCAACCGTCGATAACAAGTCAGAAGAAATTCTAGACAACCCAGATCGCATGTCGATCCACATCACTGACGATACAAACCCTCCGTACATACGGTGTAACGTCAATGGTGGCGACAGCAACGCATATTACTTCAAGCTCGAAGACCCGACTTACATGTTCAACTTCAAAGGCGAACCCATCTGGTCTATCGAAAAAGCAGACCCTGACTTCTACAAGTCGCTGTTTGATGTGTATCAAGAAGAAATGGAGAAGGAAGGTCGAGCTAACTTCCCAGTAGCGATGCGTGATTTCTACACGGACACGTACTACAACGGCGTATTCGATCCCAATCTCAATCAGTTTAGTGACGAATTCCCATTGATGCCGTGCTCCTCAGCAAGCATCGAAGGCTTTATGAGATCGCATGGTCGCAGTAAACCTGACTACATACCTGACGCAAGAGTTGTATTTGACCCTGCTTCTAATAATGCAGGTGTAAATCTGTCTAACGTGCCGTACCACATCAACATGTTCCGTAAAACAGAATACATGCTGTCAAACCGTGAGCACGAATCGCTAAGCATGGGTGACGCAGCAAAGATCGCGGACTCTTGTCCACTAATCTACAAGCTAATGACGCACATCTTAGGGGGACAAAGCCTCGAGGTTGAGCACTTCACCAACTGGCTGGCCTATATCTTCCAGACCAAGCGCAAAGCAATGACCGCCTGGGTCCTGCAAGGTGTCCCTGGTACAGGTAAAGGTATCTTCTACACCAAGGTACTCAGACCATTGTTCGGTAACGAACACGTACCGATGCGTGCATTGCAGAACATCGAAGAGCAGTTCAACTTGTACATGAGACAAGCACTGTTCCTGGTAGTTGATGAGTTTCATATGGCATCAGCCAACTCAGGCACTATGAAGATTGCTGACAAACTCAAGAACGCTATTACAGAAAACACGATGACCATTCGTGCAATGCGTTCTAACCAGGTTGAGATGCCTAACTATACAAACTTTATCTTCCTGACTAACCGTATGGATGCAGTCAAGATTGAAGAAGGCGACCGTCGATACAACATCGCACCTCGCCAAGAGCAGAAGCTCGAGCATGTATACCCAGAAGTTATCGATGGCATCGATGACATCAGCACTGAGCTACACAAGTTCGCTGCATTACTTCGCAGCTACAACGTTAACAAGCAGCTAGTACGTACACCTATTGCTAACAACGCTAAAGCACAGATGGCTCAAGTCACTATGTCTGTAATGGAAGAGTTCTTCGCTGCAGTACGTCATGGCAACCTTAGCTTCTTCCTAGATATCTTAGACATCAGTTTAACTAACGTATTGCAGGGACAAGAGATCACCACCGCACAACGCTTCGTTAAGCAGTGGGTAGCAGAGTCTCAATGGCCTCATTCGATTATAGCAATGGAGCACCTACGTGTTGTCTACGGTGTACTAACTGATGACCGCCTGTCTCAACGCGAGTTCCAAAAGAAAGCAGCACGTTGCGGCATAGTAAAAACTCAAAAACGAATACATGGTGCTTCTAAACACGAAAACCCAGTACGAGGAATTGTAATTACGTGGAAACTAGACGCCGACCAGTTAACAGAAGTCACTGACAAATACTTCGACGACAAGGACCGCAAGTTACTTGCTGTCAAGTAGGTATATTAGCTATACTAATATATCTACTTACTACTACTAGGAAAGTAAATGATTAAGTTGACTCAGGATACGAGACCCGACGACGTTGGCCCAGAGTTCGAAAAGCCTAAAGCACTAGGCGATGTCCGAGCGTGGAGCTACTCAGCTCTTAAAGTCTATGAAGAATGCGCTTATCGAACTTATATCAGCCGTGTCAAAGGCGTAAAAGAACCCAGTGGTCCAGCTGCAGATCGCGGTACGCAAATACACCAATACGCTGAAGACTATGTCAACGGCACTATGGGTGAGATGCATGATTCACTATTCAAATTCAAAGACGAGTTTGAAGAGCTGCGACAACTGTACATCAATGCAAAAGTAGAACTAGAAGGCGAATGGGGCTTCGACCTTGACTGGGCAACAGTCGGTTGGATGCAAAAAGAAACCTGGGCTCGAATCAAGCTAGACGCCCTAGTGCAAGAAGATGACACGTCCGCTCGTGTGATTGATTACAAAACAGGCAAGAAGTGGGGTAACGAGATATCCCACGGCCAACA